TCACCCGATCCTGATCCCGATACTAGCCAGAAGATACCCTATCGCGCCCGTAATGATAGCCGCCACGACCGTCTCCCACCGCTTGGACGGCTTCTCTTTCAGGGCGTTCAGGTCCGCCGACATTGAGGACAGCCGGTCGATGATATTGCCGTACTGTGTGGTAACCGTGGCCATACCGCGCTCCAGCTCACCCAGCCGGTCATAGATTTTTTCGCGCGCAAGTGAGCTATGCTGCTTCTGTGCCTCTAACGCCCGCTCCAGTGCCTCCACGCGGGCGATGGACACACAATTTACCCCATTGATAGGGCAATCGTTTTCGGGCATACTCAGCCCTCCCTGTCGTCCTTTGGCTTGTGGTAGGTGAGGGCCTGTGCGCTGTCCCCCAGCCCTTTAGTGGTTGGGTCGGTGGTAACACCCACCAGGGCCAGCACACCAAATACGGCGGTGACCAGGGCGGTGAGCGCCTGCTGCCAGCTTCCGGCTTCGGCGGTGATGTCCACACCAAAGAGCTGTGCCATACCCACCGCAAACGCGCCGAGCACGCCGATGAGCCCCGTCCAGAACGCGGGGCTCTTCAGTCTGACTTTCCAGTTGATCATGTCATGTACCTTCCTTTCTCAACGCGAGGCCGCCCACTTGATGATGAGTGCCTGCACATTCTCGGCGGAGTAGTCCCCGCCCTTCCAGTAATCAGGGCTGTCGATAAGCCCAGCGGCAGCCAGCTTGTCCACGGCGGCATCCAGTTCGGACACACCGGTCGACTCACCCCGGCAGAGGGCCAGGAACGCCTCCCAGGCTCCGGGGGTGGCCCGGATGGTCTTGGGGCAGTCCTTGCCGTTCCAGTGGTTGTGCTGCACCACGTGGTCGATGTGGATGCCGTGCTCCTCCATGAGCAGCCTCACCAGCGCGGCCGCGTTGGCCTTGGCCGCCTCGAAGTCCCCTCCCGCGTTGACGCAGATCTCGACGCCGATGCTGGTGGCATTGCCCGGCCCGCTCTTGCCGTCCCCGGCGTGGTAGGCCGTCTCGGCGTCTGGCAGGTTTTGGACAATGGCGTGGTCGTCCACGCTGTAATGCCAGCTCACCAGGTCGCGCTCCCCGGCATCGCTGTCCAGGTAGGCAGCGTGGGCCGCGGCGTCGGCGCCCTTGGCCGCGTTGCCGGTCTCGTGGATGGTGATGTACTTGCAGGGATTGCTGCCTCCGGGCCGATTATCCGCCCCTGGGGCGATAAGGTGCGTCTGGATGGCGAGGCCCGTGTCCGTGACCCGCTGGGGGCCCTCCACGGCCTCCAGATAGGCCAGGGACACCCAGCCCTTATTCGTCCTGCCCCAGCCGTCCCGCTCCTCCAGCACGTCCACCACCGTGCCCATGGGGTACGCCCCCACCTTGCCGTAACCGGTGCCGGGGCCGCTTCGGATGTTGACGCCGATGCTGGGCGTCACGATGTACTTGCTCATAGGCTTGTCCTCCTGTTCCGGCGGCTCCTGGCCGTCCTGTTTTGTCCAGATACACAGATAGCCCTTGACCCGCTTACCGTTGCTGATACGCTGGCCGTCCCCAAAGTCGCAGTTAGAGGAGCTGCCCGCGTCGAGGCCCAGGGCCCGCAGGTTGGCCGCCTGGTCGTACCGGCAGCCGATGCTCACCAGCTCGTCCCGCAGCGCCTCGGGGGTCTTGGCATCGCGGGTACCGTCGCCGGAGCAGTACAGGATCACCCGTGCCCCGGCCAGCAGGACAGCGGAGCGCCCCCGTGTGCCCCCGTACTCCGGGGAGTAGCTGAGGGCCTTACCCGGCCCCCTGGTGGGCGTCAGCAGCTCCACGCCGCTGAGGTAGGAAGCCCCGCCGTTGTCGGGTAAGATGTCCAGGCGGATGTCGGCGCCCTTGTCCCAGGTCAGCCCCCAGCCGTTCCAGCCGGCGGCCGCTTTGACTGTGCCGTCGATCTTGAGATTGCCCACCGGGCGGCCCGTGATCGTGTCGTAAAACCAGGAATTGAGAATGTACTGGCACCCGCAGGCGGCCTTGACCTGCTCCATAGACCGCCCCCCGGCCTCCACCAGGGCGGCGCGGGTGATGTCCGCCCTGGGGATGACTGCTATGTATTTACTCATGGCCCTCCTGCTCCTTTTCCCACTCCTCGCGGGCCGGGCCAGAGATGGGACCGGGATCGGCGGCACTCTCCACCAGCTTCGCCATGGCGGCGCAGTTGCGGGGATTCTCGTTCCACAGCTCCACCAGCGCCTTATAGTTGTCCTGGCATACCCGGTGCCAGACGTTGACGGCGGAGGTCACACCCCCGTGCTCCAGGGCCTCATACTGGGGCTTGAGGGCCGCCCAGTCGGGCAGATACTCCGGGTCGAGCCCCGTCATGATGTGGTCTACCTCCCGCCCGTGTCGGATGTTGTTGAGCAGCATGGAGCGCCCCACACCCGCATCCACATCATTGGCGTTGGCCAACGCGAAGGAGGCCGGGGTCAGCTTGGCAAAGTTCAGTTCGGTGATCATGTTCATTCGTCCTTTCTTATTTACGGCCTTTGGCCGGTTTAAACGGTTTCGGTGGCGGGTTCGTAGGTATCTCCAATGTACTGCTGATACTCTTCTTGTGTGATGACGCCATCGGCCACGTCGGCCCGCGCCAGGGTGCGTACGTCCTCCTTTACGGGGTCAAGGACGCTTTCAAAGGTGCGTGCCCCCCGTTTGATGCTGCGCCAGTAGCTGTGTGCGATTGCTTTTACTGCCATTGCTTTCAACCTCCTAGCATTTCATATATATCCAGCAACGCATCGTCCTGCTGTGCGTTGATAGATTCCTGTTCGGCCCGGCTCTCAAAGAGCGCGATAGCGGTTTCATCAGTCTGCGCCAGAGCTTCCTCCAGGGCCGCCACTCGTTCTTCTACAGATGGCGGCTCAGGTTCCGGCTCCGGCTCAGGGGGCCGCTCGGTGGGAGTGATGCCCACCAGTACCCCCTCCTCAATCTGGAGGTCACACCAGCCATAGGTCGCCCACACGGCGGCCTCCAGGTGGACGGGCACCTCTATGTAGCCCTCCACCCAGCAGGCGCGCCGGTGGCTCTGGCTCTGGATCGGGTGCTGGCCGCTTTCCAGAGGTTCTATTTGGATGATGGTCATAGCTTCTACCTCCGTTTTAGCCAAATGCGACAAAGTGATATTTCTCGTTAGGGTTTGTAGCGTTGTTGGGTATATAAAACCCTGTATCAGTTATCGTTATACCATCTTTATTTGACACGTCATTTTTGTTCCAACGCCATGATAATCCTGGTAATGCTGCATATCTTGCGACTGAATTATCTTCGCTTAAAGCAACAATATATTGCGGCTTAAACCCAAGTTCTATATTGTTTATTGGGTCGCTTGTTGTTGGTTGCCGTCCAACAAAAACTCCCGTAGCCATTTTGGTGTTTTGGGGTCTATCCCTCCCCCATACCTGGAGCACCCCGGCCAGCACGCCAGCGCCGTACACACCGGGGCTGGTGATGACCTGTCCCTCCGTCACCCAGTCCGCCGCCACGGTGCCGGAGTAGATGACCTCGATACTCTGTCCGGCTGTGCCGCTCTTGAGGGCGATGGCGTCCTGGCTACCGTCGATAAAGCTGCCCGCAATCTGGTTGCCGGAGACGGTCAGAATGGTGGTGGTGCCGTAGTTTCCGCTCCCTGCGCTTCGGTATGCAACAATCATCCGGTCATTGGAGATGCGTGCTGTACTTATATAGTTTGCATATCCAACTGGAGAAAACGAATATGGCTCAGAAATTGAAACTTTCTCGCCGTCCCACCTGATTACTGCCGCATCTGTATGGTTTTTCCCGAAATATGTGCCGACTGCGAAGTTATCAAACGAGGTTAATGTGAGCCTAGTATCGCTATAAGTGTTCGTATCATACTTTTCTTGTCCAAGAACGGATAAATTGTCATTTAGGATATAAACTATGGTATGAAAAACCACATATATTACCGATCCAACGCTCGCACAGCTCGTCCCGTTGACGTCCGAAGGAACGATTGTCACCACGCTCCCCCACGTCACCACGTTGGAACTGTCGATGGTGGCGATGACGGCTTTGCCTTTGTTGCCGTCATTTACGTCGTTAAAGCATACGCATACCCGTTTCTTCCCATCAGAATCCGGAAGGCGGGCAGCGGACATCACACCGGGCCTCCCAACGCCGTCTGGATGCGTCCAAGCCCCCTTTGTTATTGTGCTTCCGCTTATGGATAGAATACTCCCCGATGGATAGTTGTTGCTTCCGTTGCATGTTACGACAAAAGCCTGGTTTTCAGAAAAAGGAACTATGCAGATATCGCAATTCCATCCACTTTGGAGTGCCATAAGGGTGTATCTGCTCCCTAGATTGATACTTTCCCCGCTGACGGTTCCCACCGATAAAAAGACATTTTGGGATGAAGCGAAGCCCACAACAAACTGCGTATCGCTCAGGCGGGCAAGTGCAAGTGAAGATATCGTATCCCCATTAAAATAAACCGTTTCACTTACATTTTTCCCGGTTTTCTTGCTTATAAGGTGAGCATCGTGGTTATTTCCACTACTGGCGGCCTCTGCAACAACTGCATATTCCGAATTTAAATCGCATGCGGCCATACAGTCTACTGCACCCGCATTCACCACCGTCTCCACATTTGCCACCGGCGTGGCGCTCTTCTGCACTTTCCCTTCCACCACATCCACTACGTCGCCCGCTTGGATGCTCTGGCCGGAGGCGACCGGGTAGCTGCGTATCACATTCCGTCCAATCACAGGCCCTGCAACGCTGCTACCATCCGGCATAAATACCGCTTCGGCCAGCGTCTGCGGGAAGATGTCGCACTCCTTACCCTGCATCCGCTCCACCCGGTACGGGGCAACAGGCAGCGCTAGGGGCGTCTTGGTGTATGTCCAGCTCCGGGTCTGATTCACGATGCCGCTGGCCGCCTGCACGCTGGCCTTGATGGTGATTCCCCCTGTACCAGGGTCGAGCATGGACACGGGTATGGTGATCAGTTGGCCGCTGGTAGGTGTTAGCGTGCGCTCATGTCCATTGATAATTTCCGTCACTGTAATCTGGTTCCCCGGGTCAGAGGTCACGGAGTACGCCACTGGCGCTGTAATAGTACCAAGATTGCCGTCTGTACCGGAGATCACGAGGGCGGACGTGGGGATAATGCTCACCGTGTTGGATACCATGGGGGTGCTGTATACGCCAGAGATACCGGCGGATACACGATACTGCACGCTTGCCCATCCGGGCTGTATTGTATCGGCGTAGGCCAACTCCGCCCCCTCATATACCTGCGTCCAGCCTCCGGAATCCACCCTGCGCTCCAGTTTGTAGCTTTCCGCTCTGCCTGCTGCCTCCCAGAAAATATCGACCGACTGGCCAGTCATGGCGGCGCCTGGAACCGTGATGGACTGCACACTGGGAACCACATACTTAAATACATAATAGTAGCTTCCGCTAATTCCGTCTTTTGGATAGGTATTTTCGGATTCACTGGTCACATCTTCAATGTACACGCCCTTCTCTTTTATGGTCTTGACACCATAATAGACTGGATAGAAGATTTTCCCAGAGAGTGTATCAGGTATTCTATACGCCAACTTACCAGAGCTCGAAATCCAGCCTGCTGTTTTGTTAATTCCGTACGCTTCTTCCGCGTAATACACACCGTCTCCGGCCATGGCTCCATCAATGGCATATGGGTATTGAGCTGCGTCATTCTCCCTACTCATTTCAAGTGCGTTATTGAGGGTATATTCCCCACTCACAGCGCTAAAGGAATAGCTCTTACCAACCCAAAAATTATTGATATCCCCTTGTTTAGGGGCATGCGCAGAGTGATCTTCCTCATATTTGACATTCAAGTTGTATTTTCCCCAGACATAGACCTGTGCCATTACCCCTCACCTCCTGTTCCTGTATAATCCGCCAGAATCAGGCCATAGAGCGTATTTGCCTTCCGGGAGGCCGGAGGCACCGCCTCCTCCACCTCATAGACTCCGCCGATATCAGGGAGCTGCTCACCTGGCACCTTGCCATCGGGCCCCAGCGTCGCCACCCCATTGGGCGCGCCCTTCTCGGAGGACTTGACGTACCCGGACAGGTCGATGCCCGCCATCGCCTCCTCCAGCTCCTCGTGGGTTACCCAGACGCCCGCCGGATACTCCAGCGAGACCGCCACCTCTCCGGTGACGCCGACGGCCACGGGGAAGCGGTGTACGTCCAGGCCCTCGGCGATGGGCGGCACCGGCTGGGCCCGGTCCCCCAGGGCGGCGTAGTAGAGCAGGGTGGGCGCGTCGTCGCCCACCTTGGCCATGATGCCGAACTCGGAGAGTGTGAAGCCCTCCTCCAGCCCGCCGCCCATGTCGTTGCGGTACTCCACCAGCATGGAGAGCTGCCCGCCGGCCACCTCGGGCTGGGTGCTGGTGGCCTGGGCCACCGGATCGAGCAGGGCGGTGAGGGCCTTGGCCGCCGCCGCGCTCTCCACCGTGCCCTTGCCCACCCACACCTCGGTGATCGTCAGCCCCTCGCCCGCCGACGCCCGGGCCAGCAGGCCCTCGCCGGCGGTAGTAATGATAAATCCGTACATGCTATTCCTCCTCCATGGGCGGCAGCGTGACCGCCTGAATGCTCCAGAGCCCGCCGCCCACCCGCAGGGCGGCCAGGAGCTGGGCCAGCTCGTAGGTGAACCAGTAATCCAGGTGCGCCGGCTTAATCTCGTTGACTGCGGACTCAATCCCGCTCACATCCGACGGCACGGCGGCCAGATCGGACAGGACGATCTCGAATTGATACTCCGCCGGGTGCTCGATGACCGAAATCTGGGACGGCTCGAAGCCAAAGGAGGCCACCACGCTGCGCAGCATCTCCGCCGTGGTGGCGCCCTGGCCCCGGAGCTTGGCCTTGATGCGGCTCCTCCGGTAGCTGTAGGGCCGAGTGCGGTCGGAGGGCAGCCCCACCCACTGCTCCCACAGGTCCAGCCCCCAGGTGGCGGTGTCCACCCAGAGCTGGGCCAATGTGTCCGACTCGGACACGCGCAGCGCCCCGGCCTGCTCCCCCAGCACCCGCTCCAGCTCGGACACCTGTGGGCTGTCCTGGTAGTAGCGCGGCAGGCGGAACACCAGATTGCTCATGTCACGCTCACCTCCCCCAGTACAGGGATCTCCCCGGCCTGTATGGTCACGTCGGCGGTGCCGCCGTTGACGGTGAGGGAGGCGAAGTTCTCCACCCCCTCCACATTGAGCAGCAGGGCCAGCACCCGGTTATAGAGCAGCGTGTAGGGCTGGTCGTCGGCGGGCTTGTAGTACACCGCGCCGTACTTGCCCTCAATGAGGGTGTGCAGATAGCCCGCCAGTGCCGCCCGGAAGGCGTCCTGAACGGCTCCGGCCCCGGCTCCGCCGGTGAGGGAGACCTGGGCGGCCACGGTCACCTCCCGCTCCCCGGCCGCCGTCACCGTCACCGCCGCGCCGATGGGCCGCTCCTCCTCGATGTGGGCTGTCACGGCCTCCACAATCTCCTCCGAGGGCGCCCGGTCGTTGCTGTCCACCAGCGTGACGCCCACCGTCCCCGGTCCGCCGGGCAGCTCCACCACCTTGGCGCTGCCCACCCCGGCCACCTCCATGGCCCACTGCCGGTATTGATAGCCGTTGCCGCTGGTGGGGGGCCGCTGCACCCGCTCCCGGACGCGGGCCAGCAGGGCGGCGTCGCTCTCGGCGTCCGTGCCGCCGGCCGCCGCCTCGCTGTGATAGTCTGTCAGGCCCGTCAGGTTGACGTACATCCGGTCGATGGCCCCGGCCTCCACGTTGTAGGCGCTGCCCGCCTCTGCGGCCTCCAGGCGGCCCCGGCCCGTCCCCTCCGGCCCCAGCGCCACCGCGGCCATCAGGGCATAGGACAGCCCTCCGGCCGTCAGGAATGCGGTGCCCTGGGGGATCACCAGCCCCGGGGCGCCGTTGAAATCAATGTCACAGTAGGCCCTTGTCCCCTCCCGGCGGACGATGTTGTAATACTGCCCGCCCACCAGGTCGATATAGCCGCCGCTGGAGGCGTCGGGGAACAGCATGGAGGGGACGCCCTCCAGCGTCCGGTACGCCTCGCTGAGCTGCTCGGATACCGGCCCGGCCACGCCGTCGGCAAAGCCGCCCGCCATGGCGCTCAGCCCCTGGCTCTGCCGGATGGCCGCCAGGATCTCCGCCTTGATGGCCTCCGGTGTCTTGTCCTCATACATGTATACTCGCCTCCCCGTATACCGTGGTCAGGCTCACCCGCATCCGCAGAGTGGAGCCGTCGAAGCCCACCACCTCAGCCGCGGCCCCGGTGATGTAGGGGCAGACGGTCAGCGCCTCCCGCACATACCGTACCGCCTCGCTCAGCCGGGTGTCCGCCCGGTAGGGCTGGCCCACCAGGCTCTCCAGCTCGCACCCGTAGTCCCAGGAGAAGGGGCTCCAGCGGTACCGCTCCGTGTGCAGCGCCCGCCAGGCCCAGCCCTTGACTGCCTCCAGCCCGGACGCCAGGACCGGCTCCCCGCCGGAGAAGCGCGGCACGCCCTTGTCGTAGTCCATGTCTACGTCCCAATAGAGGGGCAGCGCCTGGGCCGTCCCCTCTGGAGCAGTCGTCTGGAAAATGGGAAAGAGCTGCCTCATGAGAACACCGCCTTTTGCAGAATGTAGTAATCCTGTCCGTCCGCCGTCACCAGCACCAGCAGCCGGTCACCCGCCCGCAGGAGCTCGTCGCCGCCAGTGTCCTCCGTCCAGGCGTAGTCCAGCCCGGGCGGCACGTGGAGCTCCGTCTGGTCCAGAGTGAGCCCTCCGCATACCACCCGCAGCGTCCCCTGCCCGGCCTGCTGCACCTGCCCAAACAGCCAGCCGCCGGGGGCCTGCCCCCGCTCCGCCGGTCGGAGCAGCTCCGTCAGCCCCGCATATACGTCGTCCATGGATGCCTCCTTGCGTGATTTCTTCTTGACAAATAGTATTATATATGATACTATATAAACAAATGAGGGGGAAAAGAGATGGAGCTAAAACTGAAAAAGCAGCCGCAGAAATACCTGGCCAGTGTGGACGCCCCGACCCGTAAAAAGCTCTATCGGGCGCTGGACAGCCTGTCCAGGCTGGAGGGCGATATCGTCCCGCTCAAGGGATATGCGAACCGATACCGCTATAAGATCCTGCATTACCGCATAACCTTTGAATGGGTCAAAGGTGAAATTGTCATCACCGTTATTGAGATCAATACCCGTACCAATATCAAGTATTAAGGAGGGTTCCTTATGAATCAATCTCTATCTCCGGCCGAACTGGAACAGCGGTTTGCCGAGATCAACGCGCGGGAGCCGGAGGAGCTGACGGCCGAGGAGGCCGCCGCCCTGGCCGAAGCCGAGGCCATGGACGACGGCAGCTCCGTCTCCCTGGACGCCTTCAAGGCGGAGCTGGAGGGGTACAGCGGGAAACTGGTGCTCCGGATTCCCCGCAGCCTCCACAAGCACCTGAAGGAGGAGGCGGAGATCGAGGGCGTCAGCCTCAATCAGTATATGCTCTACAAACTCTCCCGCTGAGCTGCGCATCCGCTCAGATTCACCCAAGCCGCCCCGGCCGGGGCGGCTTTTTTATACCTCCTGCCCCGCCTCCACCTCGTTGGTGAGGCTGCGGAAGTTGAGGGACAGGCGGCAGAAATACTGCCCGTTTTTCCAGGTGTGGGTGTCGCTGTCAATCCAGCACAGCCCGGTCACGCCGGTGGTGTTGGCCCGCAGCAGCACCGCGCTGCCGGAGATCAGCTCCGGGTCACCCAGGCACTCCACGGTCATGGTCTGCTGGAGGCCGTTGTCCTCCAGGTACGCCTGGGCCTCCGCCCCGGCGTCCTCGCCGTCCCGCTGGGTGAGAATGTGCTGGAACTGCCCGTACAGGGCGGCGCTCTCCGCGTCGGACACGGTGCGCACCCGCGCGCCTGTCTGGCTGTAGATCTCCACCGTGTTCCTCAGCTTGGAGATGTCCTCCGTCACCCGCAGGCTCTGGAGGTTCTTCCCCGGCGCAAGCTCCAGGGCGGCGGCCTCTGGTTTTTCCACCACCTCCAGCTCCCCCAGGCCGTTGAAGCGGGAGAGGTAGCGCCGCCCGTTCTGCCGGGCGGCCAGGGTGTAGAGCCCGTCCACAATCTTGTCCAGGGCCACCCCCGGGTATTTCCGGCTCACCGCCGTCCCGGTGGCCGCCAGGGCGGCCACCGGAATCCCGAAGTCTCCGCAGAGGGCCCGTACGGCCTCCTCGGGGGCCGCGCCCCGGAAGGTGTACCAGCCCTCGTTGTTGGCCAGGAAGCGCCCCCGGTCCAGGGCCGTCAGGGTGGTCGTCACCCCCTCGGTGGCCTTCTCCCGGGTGACGATATTCCCCCGGAACCGGGTGCGCGCCCCGGCCCACAGCCGCAGCTCATTGCCCAGCTCGCAGGGCAGCTCGGGCAGGCTCCCGTCGTTGGGCGTGGCCATGACGGCCTCCACGGAGCGGGACACCCGCTTGATGCTGCCCGACCAGGTGAGGGTGCTCACCCGCTCCGTCACGTCCCAGGTCTCCCCCTGGGGGCTGACGATCACCACCTGGTACTCTGCCATAGGCCACCTCCCGACGCGATTTTATCCAGCTCCAGATCCGCCAGGCTCTTCACCGTGTTCTCCGGCACCCAGGGCACAAGGCGCGCCGTTCCGCTCTCCTCTTCTTTCACCTCCCGCACCTTGGTGGCGGCCGCGATCTTCGCCGACGGCGGCCTGGCCGCGGCCGCCGGGAGCTGGGCCAGCGGCGGGATGGTGAGCACCTGACCGGGGCGGATCAGGTTGGCGTTGGCGATGCCGTTGGCGGC